CCCGGCCAAAGGAAGGCTAAACAGCAGCCGTTCATGCTCGGAACGGTACTCACTCATCTTTTTAGTCAGATGATAGTTTAGATCATTCTTAACTCGAAGGGCCTGCTTCTCTTTCTCTGGTGTGACCTTACCCTCAATATGGGTTCGGACGGGGCCACCGGCAGGGAAAGTCTCCATAATAGACTGAGACTGAAACCTAACCGCCGCTTCAGACAGAATAGGGTGAAACACCCCACAAGCCCCAGCCCAAGGGGTAGAACGATCTTCAATTTTCAAACCAAGAAGGTCCAAACCACTCTTGTATGTCTTTTCCCAATCAGCCCTAGACCTCAAATCATTATCAAAATGGGCAATAAGTTCCTGGGAAATAGAACCAATAACACTATCATCAATATACTCAGCTAGATTAGAACCAAACTCCGGTTCACCATCTTCTTCAGAACCAAAGATAACAATGGCGCCACCATCTTCAGTCTCAATGGTGACGGCCTCTGGATTCAAAACACCAATAGTAAGGTCAGGGGCGCCCCCGTCCAATGAATACTCAAGAGGCTTTTCAACACTCATTCAAACTCTCCATAATCGGGGTATGGTCCAAGTAAAACACCCCTGTCAAGCCATTTAATAGTATTCAGCCCTAGCGGGTGGACTATAATCGTCCTCATCATCACTTGGAAGCCTCAATAAACCACCCTGCCTGTACCTCATAAGGGCCATAATGACAGTATCAACATAGTCATCATGCGCCCCAACAGGAAAGGCAGCACATTCCTCAATCACTTCATTAGCCCAATTACCGGTCGGCGCCCAAACAACCCCTGATGCAAATATGTCAGAGATAGAATTAGCGCGCATCACCTTATCCCCGGATGCTCGGGTAGGGGTGAACTCAGAAACCATCACCCCAGCCTGTCTCAATTCATGGATCAAAGGCAACCCGGACGCCTTGGCTTCAATCAGGAAGGTATCAGGCTCCCATTCCTTATATATCTCAATGGCCTTAGCCTTCAGATCAGGGAACTCCAAACGATCCTTCCAGGCGTCCAACATGATAATGTTAGACCCGCCTTCATTCTCGTTCTCGAATACCCCCCAAACGGTAAAGGCCGAATAGTCGCTCCGGTTGTTTTTGGTGAAGGCGGTATCCGAGGCAATGATAATGTATTCACATTGGGGCAACCGCTTCTTATCCCAACGGCGCCACCATTCTCGTTTGAGAATAGCCCCTTCTTCTGAGGTGGGTTGCTGTTGGTACTGAGCGTTCCACTTGGATGCGGGCAGTTCGGCCTTCAAAGCCTCTAGGGCGGGTTTTGACCAGAACGCAGGCCACATAGGTTCACCGGATGGGAGAATAGCAGGTAACTCAATCACCTCCCATTGGTCCCCATCCCCACGGTCAATAGAGGCTTGCACAAGGCGCCCTGTAAGATCACCAACACCCCAGCGGGTCATCACCACTACAATAGCCGCATTAGGCTGTAGCCGCTGCCTAGGGCCAGAGGAATACCACTCATACACCTTCTCAAATACTTTAGGATCATGAGCAGCCTGAATAGCCTGCTGTTCTGAAACAGGGTCATCAATGATAAATAGATCAGCGCCCTTACCAGCAATAGCGCCACCAACACCCACGGCAAAATAGGCGCCATTCGATGTAGTGTTCCACCGGCCAGAAGCAGTCGAGTCAGCCCGCAACCCAACCCCAGGAAACACATCACCAAAAGCATCGTCTTTGATTAAGTTTCTAACCTTGCGCCCGAAATCAACCGCCAACTCAGCAGTATGGGTGGCTTGGATAATCTTCTTTTCTGGATAATTACCCATAAACCAAGCGGGCAATAAATATGAAGCAAATTCCGATTTTGTGTGACGAGGGGGCATATTAATAATAACCCTCTTACATTCCCCCTTGAGGACGCGATTGAAAGTATCGGCCATTATTTTGTGATGTGGCCCCTCAATAAACCCAGGCCACATACGCTTCACAAATGTAAGAAAGTCGCCTTTAGCCTTCTCCTTATCCTTAGCGTCCTCCAAACCCTCCAACAGCTTCAACAACTCAACCTGATCCGCAATCGGCATCGAAGATAACTTTGGCAATATCTGAGCAATAGCAGCAGCGTCCATAAATCACCAAAAAAAACCCGGCAGCCCTAAAGCCACCGGGCAAGTTTCAAAAGGAGACACATGCCTACGGAGGATAGACACCAATACAACCTAGAGAAAGATCACCAACATTACAACCCCTAAAACAATACCGCTATTAACATAACAATCAGCCATGACCCTATAAACGCGCCAGCCACAAAGACCGCCACAATAAACAACATAGCAGCCAATACATCAAGAAACCGACTAGGCGTCATAACTACCCCTGATAGCAATACCGGCTATCAAAGGGGACCAGAAATTGCAAAGGGGGTGGTTTCCATATACAGAAATATGAAACAAAGTAATAAAATTACAAAGGGGGTGGGGGTCCACGCAACAAATTATAATCTCGTCAGCGAGTGAAAGTAAGAAAGTTGCGCGAACCACAGAAACTATAACATATATGCCCTAGTTTAGATGAAGTGAATTGTGAATGTGATAAGGAAAAGTGGGGGAGTAAGTGGTTGAAAAGATTGGAAAGTGAAAATTTATGAAAAGATTGGTGTGGAATACTATGTAAACCCACACGCATGCGTTCGCTGATTACCCCCTTCCCCCCCGTGGGTGGGGTCCAGCCATGCCCGATCAGAACCCCGTCTAGCCTGCCCTGGTTGGATTCTATCTGCTACCACTAACCTACATCTAACATGCCAGAACAAACCATGAACATCTAGCGTTAGGCCAATGATGCTGACCTATCACCTAGCATTAGGCTAGCGCTAACCTATTGATTAGAATAGTCTTTCCGATGTTACCCGCATAAGGTACATTATGGAAAGATTAACCTATATTCGGTTAAGTGCCTGTTTTCATTAGATGTTCTAGTTTCTCTCTCAGGGCCTTAGATACGGTCTCAGCGTCTTGGGATACGCTAGCTTCTTCTGAGGGCTTCTCGAAGGCAGCAACGCCGCCTAGCTTGCCTAGCAATTCTAAAGCCCTGATGCGACTGGCGGGGCTTGAATCGGGATCAAGGGACTCAATGTGTAGTCTGGCAATGACGTGTGCCCTGATTTTGGCGGAATCAAGCCTATCTCCTGCCTGTTTAAGCGCCTTTATCTCATCTATCCTTGACGCGATCCGAACATCACTCATGAGGCGCGAGGCTACTTGATAGACTGATTCTTGACTCATGTTCTCGGCATCATAGGCGATACGATATGCGGCAGCTTGTGAAGGATATAGGCCAGAGGCTACAGCCTGACAGAATGCTTCTTGCTTTATAGTTAGGGCTGGACGTTCAGCATTGAGGCTTGCCGGAGAGATTGAGATAACATTAGAGGCGCCGGGATTAGTGTCGGGCATATATACAGGGAGCCGAGACTTGGGCTTGTTCCCTACCTTACCTTTACTCCCTATTAGCTTACCCATGGCGCCATCTATCCCGCTTGCGCGGTAGCGTCCGATTACCCACCGCGTCCGACTAACCTACTGGAAAACATAGCCTTTAAACAATAACGAAAAAAAGACAAAAAAACTATTGACAATGGCGAAAAGGCTATTTAATGAAGGAAACAGGCGACCAAACAGAGGAGACCCGCCATGTATGACTTCGAAGAAGAGCTCGATTCTGCCATTGAATCAGCCAGGGAAGCCATGCCGGAGAATATCGCGGCGCTGATCAATATGGCGAATTCTGACCTATACTCCGGTCCCCTATACCTAGACGAGGATGGGGAAGAATGTTCTATATGGGATGAAGGCGCGAGGCCTTTTGATTTCAGCAAGGCTCTTGATACCATCGGAGATTGGCTCTCGGTTAACGTGGAAAGCGTCAGGGTTGAAATGTTTGACACTGATGAAGATGGGGAGGAGGTTTCATGGTTTGAAACCATCCAAGATTCCGCCCAGCATATACGCCGCGCCTTGCTTGGCAGGGAGCTTGCTTCACACTTCTGAGGATTACTTCACGCGATAGCAGGCTTGCTTGCTATCTTGTGAGGTAATCACGCCCAAAACAGGAGACTATGACCATGTTCTTCGCAGAATATACCGATACCTTCGGAGGTGAAGCTAACTATTCTTGGGTTAGGCGCCTATACGTTGAAGCCGATAGCCCTAAATCCGCCTTGCGGCGTGCCCGGCGTCATTTTGGCCTTGCGGGCGTGAAAGGTGACATTACCGGCGATTATGGCGACGAAATGCACTGGACCCCGCACCGCGCCTGTCTTGTTCTTATGGTCCGGTGGGATGATACCCCGCCAGAATCACGCTATGACGCGCCGGTAATCTAATCCGCGATCGCGTTACGTCCGAACCCCCTTAGAGGAGCATTGACCATGCCCGAAACCCTTGAAATCCAAGCCTTCGCTTATACCGAATTATCGCCAGAAGCCCAAGAAAGGGCGCGCGGGTGGTGGATTACGTCATACGAACCGGACTTTGACTGGCTTCTATTCGACATAGAAGAGGCTGCCACCATGCTAGGGATTGAGATAGAGAAACGCGGCAATAGGCGCTCAATCTATTGGCGAGCAGCCCATTGTCAAAGTGATGGCGCCAGCTTTTCAGGGAATTACTACTACCGGAAAGGTGCATTGGCCGCGATTATGAAAGAACGCCCCACAGATACCGCCCTTCATACTATCGCGCGCAACCTACAGGAAGCGCAGCGAAAAACCTTCTATGGCCTTTCCGCCCGCATAGAATCCCGCCGCGATACTAGCGTTTCTGTATCTGTTACAAATGACCGCGACAGATACGGAGATTCCACCCGAGAGCAGGAGGAGGATATTGCCGAATCTATGCATGATTTCGCCTATTGGATTTACCGCCGCGCCCTAGATACATGGGACGCGGAAACAAGCGAGGAAGCCATTGCCGATTGTATGGCCGCCAATGAATACCGCTTCGATGAACGCGGGCGGATTATATACTAGGCCGCTTTCGCGGTAACGTCCCCCTAACCAAAAGGATTCAAACCATGGGAATCTACAAGGTAAAGCTAATGCGCCGCACAGGCGAAGGCAAGGAAGTCACCTATCTTTATGTCAAAGCGCCAGACACCCAAGGCGGGTATCAGAAGGCAGCAGACAAAGCAGAAGCAAAGCTTGAAAAAGAAAAGCGCCTAGGCTTTCATGCGGTGGACGTGATGGCAGTAGGATAACCACCTAACCCGCGCGGGGCTTGTCCCCGCCTTCCGTCCTAGTCATCCGGCTAGGACCGAAAGCGAAAGCGCGAAAGGAAAGACCATGCACCCCGCACTTGAACGACTTAAACACCCCGCACCGATCAAACCAGAACCCAAAAAGACAATCTGGCAAGCCCTAGCCGATAAGCTGGGACGCGAACCCACACACGCCGAGGCTTGCGCTGAGGTGAAGCGAATTCTAACCGAATCGAAAGGCTAGACCCATGACACAGCCCCGCCTAATCGCCCGCCCCGGAACCCTGCCGCCCGTCCTGGTAAGGCTAGACGATCCCGCCGAAGCCTTGGCGCGATCCGTAGCCCGGACCCGCCCGGCAGAATATCCCAGGGAAGAACCCGTTAGCCTTTCCGATATTCTCAGGGGTTTGGACTAATCCGCACAAGTGAGAAAGGAAAAGACAATGGAAAGCAATAAAACCCGCGTAGTGCTGCGCCGATTTTGTGGCGAGGTTATCGCGCTCTTTCCTGATATGGACGAAGGGCGCGGCCTTTGCATGTCTTACATGCGAATAGGCCAACACTGCGAAGCTAGTCGCACCTTGACCCGGGTTTCAAGGCCGGTTGACCTATCAGAACCCGACGCCGCCGCACTGGTGCGCGAATTAACCAGCCTTGGCTATGATTTGCAGATCGTCAAGCGCATGACGCCGCAGAAGCCACGGCGAATCCCCACAAGTGCGGCCTAGAACGCAATCGGGGGCCGGGTTGACCAGACCCGACCCCCTAGACGCACAAAAGGAGACAGCCCCATACCGGGCAAGCGAATATTGCCCCAAAACTTCCCAAAATGCAAGCCCGAAAAAACTTGCAAAAGATGCAAAAAACATCTTGCAAAGCGTTTTGGGCTTATGATATGAAACAAACCAGACCCCGCACAGGTGCGGATAACAAAGGAGATTAGACCCAATGGCTAAACAGGAAATTGAATCCTTCATGGATTCCCACGGAGTTACCGTTGAGGCGGTTTTCGTGCCGTTCTCACAATCGCGCAACAAAGGCGACTGGCAGTCGCTTAACTGGCGCGTGACTCTAAAGGTCAAGGGGCGCGAGGTTATGACCACAGACTACAGCGCAGGCATAGGCCATGCCCCATCCTATAAAGCCACCAAGGCGCCCGCGCGATATTCCGGCAACCTGAGAATGTGGAAGGAAGCGGCGGGCGCTTTTGAAATCGAAAATGGTTTCGCGGCAATCGCAGAATGGGGTGGGATTCGCGCCGACAAGAAAAGCCCGCTAATGCCGGAAGCCTGCGACGTTCTCTATTCTCTGGCGAGTGAGGCCGGGGTTTTGAATTACTCAGGCTTTGAGGACTGGGCCTCAGACATGGGCTATGACGCCGACAGCCGCAAGGCTGAGAAGATTTACAGGGAGTGCATCGAAACAGCCCTGAAATTACGCGCGGCGCTTGGCGATGATGGCCTGAGCGCCCTTCATACCGCCTGTGAAGATTATTGAGAGGAACCCCAGACCATGCCCCGCATAACACGCGAAACCGCCGAAGATATCCTTACCCGGTGCTACCTAATCGCCAAGCCTGACTTCTTCACGCTTTCCAGCAGCGATGTTGACAGCCTCTTGAGAGAGGCCAACGCGGTTAAGTATCGCAGACCCAAAAGCGCCAACGGATCACGGGCGCGCTACTTTTACGCCTATGTTCTGCGAGCAGCGAACAAAGAGGAGGCTTGAACCATGGCAAAACATACCCCCGGCCCCTGGCATTTTGAAGCGGGGCGCATTTGGCAGCGGGGCGACAACCCCGAGCCCATAGCTTGCGCCGACACATACCCGGAAGAGACCGAAAGGGAAGCCAATGCCCGGCTAATAGCCGCCGCGCCTGACTTGCTGGCGGCGCTGATAGATGCGGTCGCACTGTTGCGTGTTTATACGTCACCGGCTGGCCGTGATGGACCGAACCCGCACACACGCGGGCAGGCTCTTTCAACCATGAAAGAGGCTCAAGAAGCTATCGCCAAAGCTACAGACTAAGGGGCGCAAGCCCCGCTTTTCAAGCCCCCGCCATTGTGGCGAGGGCTTGGCAAGCGGAGATTGACCTATGACCAAACACACGCCGACGCCATGGACGCTACGCAAGCCGGGCGACATTGCAGATGATGAGGCGCAACCCTTCTATTTTGTGGAAGTGGCGCCGCGCAGGTATATCATGGCAGAAGGAAGAACAGAAGCAGAAGCCAACGCAAACGCGCTTCTCTGCTTTGACGCCCCCGCTATGCTGAAAGTCCTAGCCAAACTTTGCGCCGTGTTTGATATGGACGAACACGACCAAGACCGCGCACACGCTGAGGCTTGCGCCATTGCAGAAGCCCGCGACCTTATCGCAAAGCACATGGAGCCAAACAAATGAAAGGCAGACCCAAGGGGAAGCCAAACGGCACCCACTATCTCACAAGCGGGATAGCCAAGGCCAGGATCAGGGCAGGCATGACAGGGGCCGACATGTGCGCCTTGCTAGGGTTGAAATCTAACCACGCTACCAAGATCGAGCGTGGCACTGTCTCCCTGCCAGCACATGACGCCCTAACCCTTTGCCGGGCTTGGAATGTCACGCTTGAGGAATTGCTTGATGGAGTGCCGCAACCGGCACGAAGGAAACAGGAGCCTAACCAATGACCGACAAGCAACGCATCGCAGCCCTACGGGAAGCGCTTATGGAAACCGTGACAGAGATTAAAAAAATCAACGGCTGGCCCCGACAAAGGCTTGCCGCCATCAATTCCGTAGCCCTGCGCGCCCTACGGGACGACGACCATGCAGAAATCGCAGGTGGTGAACAATGACAGACGAAGAACTTCTCACCGCCATTCTGGCAAGGCCGCACTTGTGCGCCCGCGTTTTGGCAGCCCGCAAGCCTAAGAAACCTTGGGCGCTAGGCGATAACCCAAAGCAGCGCGCGGCCTTCCTCAGCCTGTCACCGGAGCGCCAGGAATACATCACCAGATGCGACACATGGCGCAAGGCTTGGCGCCTTTGGCACTACTTCGGCGCATCCAATCCCGGCCCATATCCGGTTGATATTGACTCGCCCGAAGCTAAGGCAGTCTCAGCCCGCCTTGCCGAACTGGACCGGATGCAAGCCGAAAGCGTTGCCCGGCTTGTAGCCCGATGGGGCGGGGATATGGAAGCCAGGGACAAGGCTATTCAGGATTCCCCCAAGCGTTCAGGCTTTCGCAGTGATGAAGCCCATCATGCGGCAGTGGTGCGTTTTATGAATGAAGAAAGCGCGAAGGCCCGCGCAGCACGTCAACCAAGCCTTGCCGTTGCGGCAGAATAGGAGACAAACCGATGACCGAAGCAAACCAAGTCGCGCAAGGTTGCGCGGGTGCGTCCCGCGAAAAATACCCCGCGCTTATGGATTACATCACCAGCCGCCAAGGTGCGTCATGGGATCAATTCAGGGATGATGAAAGGGACGCGGTAAGCGGGCGTCTGGACAGCGTAGCCAATGACTTAAGGCGCGCACAAGCAGACTATGGCAGCTACCCATACAATAGCGCCATGAAGGAGTTTTTGGGGTTAGATATTGAGAAGGACAGCAGGGCCTATTACATGGCGAATCAGGTAAAATATAACGCCGCGCTTGGACAGGCAAGGCGCCAAGTCGAGCAGATGATACCGGAAAGGCGTCCCCTCAAAATTGTGGCCGCGCGCTGCAAGAAAACAGGTAAGCCGGTGCGGACCCATACCTTCATCGGGCCGGACCAGATCATGATTGAAGGCGCCAGCCTTTCATTGCAAAATGGCCGGGTCCGTGTCCGTCTGTCCTACGGGTTCAGTCTGGAGACAATCATGGTTAAGGCCGCGTTAGCGATGAAAGCCGGGGTTCCATACGGCGAGGAGCCATGATTAAAGAAATCAACGGCTGGTTTTATATCGTCAACCTAGGAGCCTTTCATGGCTTCCCTTTTCCAACCCGCGCCGATGCTTTGGAGGCATTTATGGCGCTAACAAAGGGGCCGCACAAGTGCGTGTAACGTCCGCCGCTGCCTTCGCAGCCTATCAAATCCTAAAGGAATATCTAACCTCTGGCGGGCAAATGCCGGGGGTAGATGATGATGATGTGGCAGAGTTTATGGAAGCCCTGCTTAAATCCAAAACCATTGACATCGGAGAAGAAGATGCTGACCTTACAACAGATTCGTGATCAATCCCCCTGCATAGAGGGATGGACCAACCTATTAAAATCCCTTGGAAATCCGCCAATGGAAACCGTGATTAGCCTTGGCGATGTGGCTAAGTCTAATGACGCCGCCGATGCGTGGTGGTGCGTCCGGGCGCTGAATTGGTCAGATATGGCCCTTCGGCGGCAGGTTATAGCAGCCCTCATGCCGTCCGTGGAACGTGCGGCCAAACACACCACGGACAAGCGAGTGCATGATTGCATTGACGTCATTCATGACTGGATTGCTGGCAAGCCCGCCGACTTAAATGCGGCGGCGGAGGCGGCGGCGAGGGCGGCGTGGGCGGCGGAGGCGGCGGCGAGGGCGGCGTGGGCGGCGGAGGAGGCGGCGAGGGCGGCGGAGGAGGCGGCGGCGGAGGCGGCGTGGGCGGCGGAGGCGGCGGCGAGGGCGGCGAGGGCGGCGGCGGCGAGGGCGGCGGAGGAGGCGGCGGAGGCGGCGGAAAAAGAAACCCAACGCCAAGACCTTATCGCAGCCTTTCCACCCCTGATTCTAAAGGATTGACTCAATGACGAAACGTGAAACCGCCCTCGCACTGTTGCGAACAGTCGCCACCCTTCAAGCTATTATCCAAGTCACCGGCTGGCATAAAGGCACGGCTAACAACTGGCTGTCAGAAGTCAGGCGCAGCCATGGGCTTGATGTTGTCAGGCATAGGTGCGTCGGGCCGGGCGTGATTGGCGCCAGGGGTTCATTCACGATCTACACGCTGAAAGGAGAAAAGGAATGAGTCACCCAATCTATTCTGATCCAGATTGGATGCAGAAATTCCTGCATAATGCAGCTAAGTATTTTGAAAGTCGTCCAACCCACGGAGAGGATACGGCGCATTGGGCAAACACCTATAACGCCGAAAAATGCCGGAAGATAGCTGATGAAATCGAAAAGCTACGAGCCGCATTGCGCGGCCTTTTGGAATGGGCAGGACCAATAGCGGGTGACACTATCATCGTTGAAGAACGAGCCTATGAAGAAGAAACCGTGGCCGCTGCCTACGCCGCACTAGGAGAAAAGGAACAAACCAATGACTGACCTTCTAACCCGCATCGAAAAGAACCAACCCGTCGAAGCACAGGAACTCTATGATTACATCGTAGAGGCTATTGTGAAGCAGGGGCGCCCTTCTGTTGGGGATAATGACAGGTGCCTCTATCGAGGCCCGGACGGCCTTAAATGTGCGGCAGGGCATGTGATCCCTGATAGTATGTATTCGCCGGTTATCATGGAAAACGCAGGGGTTGTTACCATTCATAATCAAAGTGGACTACCAAAGAGCCTAATCCCTCATGTGGATTTGATGTGTTATCTTCAAAACGCGCATGATGGAAATTCACTGAGAGTAGATTTCTTGAGGGGTTTTCTGTCTAGCGCAAAAAACACGGCGGATGAGTTCAACCTCAAACCCTACGGAGGCAAGGCATGATCCGCCTGTTTCTGGAATCAATCGCTCTTATCTTCATCACCGCACTTGTTTCTTTGACATTTGTGTGGTATGTTTTCTTCGTCTTTTAGGGGAGACAAGACATGATCATTACGAAAATACTCGCCTCTCTGGCGGTTGTGTGGGCTGCTAGTTTGCTTACCTCCGCAGCCTTCACGAAACGAAGGGGGGACGTATGGGATAAAGTGTTCAACGTATCGGCTGTCGGTCTTACGCTTGCGGTTTCTTTTGGTTTCATCTCTCTCATCTGGGGGATTTAAATATGGACCTTGAAGTAGTATCGCGCCTAGCGCGTGACGTCCGGGCAGGCTCCGCAACCCTCGGACAACGTGAAGCCCGCTATCTAGTAGATACATACTACCAGATGCAGTGCGACCGCATCCGAGACTATAACCAAGAACGCTCACTAGATGAATCTGGTGAGCCTAATATGGTTATCGGCTGGCTTGCCACTCAGCATGAGGTATTGGAGAAGCAGATTGCCCGCGCGCTATCTGCCTATGCTGATGCTCACCCCATTGGCCGCTGGTCCCAAACTATTAAAGGGATTGGCCCTATCATTGCGGCTGGATTGCTGGCTCACATTGATATTACCAAGGCCCCAACAGCCGGTCATATCTGGCGCTATGCTGGTCTTGATCCCACTCAGAAATGGGAGAAGGGGCAAAACCGCCCCTGGAATAGCCAGTTGAAGGTGCTTTGCTGGAAGGCCGGGGAATCCTTTGTAAAGGTATCCGGCTATGAAGATGATGTTTATGGGAAGGTCTATAAGGCCCGCAAGGAATATGAAATCGCCCGCAATAACCGAGGCGAGAACGCGGAAGTAGCCAAGGCAACCTTGGAAGCCAAGAAGTTTAGGGCGGATACTGATGCGAAGAAACATCTGGAAGGTGGAAAACTACCCCCGGCGCAGTTACACGCCAGGGCAAAGCGGTATGCAGTCAAGCTATTCCTTTCCCACTGGCAGCATGTGGCTTGGGAGATTGAGACAGGATCACCACCACCTAAGCCCTATATCATTGCTATCGGGGGACATGCACACTACATCGCGCCCCCTAATTGGAAGTAACCAGAGTTAAGTGAGCCAGCGCTCGAGAGAGAACCAGAGATCGTAAGCGAACCACTGTTCACGAGAGAACCATTATCTGAAAGCGGGCCATCAAGCACGAGAGAACCAGTGCCAACGAGCGAGCCATGAACCTAGAGAGAACCAAAATTCACAAGCGAGCCATGTTACCAGAGAGAACCAAGAGTGACTAGCGAGCCAAGGACAGCAAGAGAACTAAACACGTCAAGCGAGCCATTCCTACCGATGGGACCATTCCCGCCGAGCGAACCACTGAGGGCAAGAGAACCAGAATAATGCAGTGAACCATGCCGCCCGAGAGAACCACGCGCCAGCGAGTGAGCCAAGGATACAAATAGAGACTAGGTTATGAAGCGATCCATCAATGGATAGAGAACCATCAAGAGGTGAGAGAGTCATGAAAATCGAGAGAACCAAAATGAATGAACGAACCATTACCGCCGAGAGAACCAAGCAACGATAGTGAGCCATTTAAGACGAGAGAACCATAACGTGAGAGCGACCCAAGGAATGAAATAGAACCATACAAATCGAAAGGCCGGGAGGGGAAATCTTCCCGGCCTATTTCATTTAGAAAGGTTCATCCGGTAAATCCCATTCAGACCCATCGCTAAACCCACCAGTCGCCGGGACATACTGAATCCCACACCAACCCACCTTTCCCTGGTGCGACCACTTGGCCTTCCACACATGAAACTCATTTCCCTTTTCCTTGGACCTATGAATAGTCAATCCAAAGTCAGGCCGGTTATACCACTCGGCACTATGGGAAATGGCATATCCGCCAGGAACCCAATCGGCGCTTTGCCCCATCGGCTTTGCAGGATGGGCGATGATAAAGAACACCACCTCGGCGCGCTCAGCAAACATCTTAAACTTTGCCAGCATTTCCCCGATAGCAGCGGTATCTACACCACCACCTTCCTTAGCCGTCAGCTTCACAAAGTTAAATGGATCAACCACTACAGCCTTAACACCCATCCGCCTGACGGCGGTTTCAAATCGTTCGATCAGGCTTTCAGGCGTCGGCATAACCCCATCATGGGTTAGCAGTGTCACCCGTTCATTCAGCCACGCCATAGCCTCTAGCAATGTTTCCTCATTCATGCGGGGAGTAGGACCATCACCGAAGGGCTTGCCAGTTTTCAGGGCAGCCAGCCGGGCTAGGTGCATAGCAGGAGGAGATTCAAAGGCCGCGAAAGCCACGCGCCAATCATGCAGCCGCATAGCATTGACCATAATCGTGTCAATGAAGGGCGACTTGCCACTATTGGGAACGCCCGTCACCACAACCAGATTCCCAGGGTTCAAGGTGAAGAACTCATCCACACTCTTAAAGCCTGTAGAGAGGCCAGGAGGCATCCCCTTTCGGTAAAGGTCCACAACCCTATCCAGATAATCGCTGGCGCTGGCAACCCCTTCTATTGGCCACCGGATAGCGTTCTTAATGCAGTCTCGCAGAGCATCAGGGCCATGCTTTACCAGCACATCATTGGCGTCCTTGCAGCCTTGGGGATAGGTGACTTTCCAGCACTTAGCTTTACCTAGGCGCCGAGCCAACTCATTCGCCGTTGTCTGACCGGGACCGTCAGCATCCACCGCTAGATAAATGTCGGGCGCCTTCGCTAGTAATTCGTCATGATGCGCCATCCATTTCAGGCGAGAGGCATCATCCTGTGTGTTAGCCTCAATCGCCCCGGACGGAATTGATACAGCGGCCATCCCAATTTGCCAGAAGGAAATTGCATCGGCTTCCCCTTCTGTAATCAGGACCGGCTCACCCACCACGCACCTATCAGCAAGGTATAAAGTCTGTGCCGATCCCGACTGTGTGAAAGACTTATCCTCAATGCACCGCCACTTAACCGCGTAATCATTGTCCTTGTGGCGATAGACGAAACCAACCGCATCAGCTTCCCTATTCAGCTTTCGGAAGAACGCTTTGCCGCTTTTAATCCCCGCAGCTTCAGCTACAGCCGATGAAATACCCCGCTCTTCTAGCCACATGAGAGCATCCATGGTTAAATCAACCACTTCAATCTTCTTCATGGGGACAACACTGGTCTGTTGCACTTCAACTCTCCTTTTGGGTTCTTCTCGCTTAGATACACCGCTAATCCCGCAATGATGGCAATGATATACCACCCTATCCCCTTCATCGCGTAGGGATAATGGCGTGTCTGACTTGTTCCTTCGCTGTGGCCCGCATGACGGGCAAAATACCCTGTTCTCCCCGCGATTGGCGCGGGTTATGACGTAATCGGTCAGCATCATTTCCCCGTAAGGTTACAGGCTCACGTCTTGCCTGTTGCACCAGCATTGCGACCCGATCCGGGGAGACTTGGGTAGCTGGTTGCTATCTATATACCACCAACGCGCCCGAGATTCAATTATCAAACGCGCCAGTGATAGTTCCAATCACCGCACTTGACCCATCATCCTTCCGTTCACCCTTCCTCTTTCCACAGGACGGACACCGGAAATACAACGGATGCTTTACAGTAGCGGCAATCCATTCATACCCGCAGGCAGAACATTCAATCTCTAGTTTTAGAACGGGGCCGGGCGGGAGTTTTGCCAACTCCTTTATTCGGCTTGGAATCTTTCGCTTCATAGACCAGACTCCCCCGGAAGAACGCCTTACCACCCAGCACTTCACAAATCTCAGGCGGCAACAACTGACCCTTGTGAAAGGTCAGCACCACAAAACCCTGCCCCCAATTTTTAGGGCTATCCTCGTCATAATCAAACTGAGGCCCACCGATATCAGCCAGGGTGCCGCAGTCAATACCAAACCGGCGCCCGTTGTAGTCAGCCCAAGGCGTCACCTGAAGCCGATGCAAGTGACCCGTCACAATAGACCGCCCAGCCCGCAGGACATTGTTATAGGCGCCATGGATACCGTTATGCCAGCGGTGTTTGCAGATGATGGACTGATTGATTTCCACTGACATTGACTCTTGCCAAGCCTCTAGGTGATGGCGCAGCATCATCCCCGCTAGGTGGCGATAGTCAGGGGCTTGTAGGGCCAACCTCTTATCAAACCGAATGTCATGGTTGCCGATTGTCCGAAGCAACCCAGCATCACCAGCGGCCTCTTGAATCTCAGCCATCCGGGTTTTAACCTCATCCAATTCAGCATGGAGAGGGGGAACATCACGCCAGCCTTCAGGATCATGGCGAGAGATCGAAGCCCCATCCAGAACATCCCCGTTAGCAATCACGGCCTTGGGTTTCAGGTCTTGAATAACCTTGAGCAGAGCATAATTAGCGGGGGTTAGATTGGCCTTGGGCCACCAATGGCTATCTGAGAAGATAACTACAGAACCAGATTCAATCTGGAATTGCGCCCGCTTAGTATAATCTACGGGCTGGTTCTTCATCTTGTCGGCTTTAATGGTTTCTAGCGTAACGCCCCTGCCCATTAGCTTGTCACGGCGCTTATAGATCGTCCTTACATCAATGCCGGTTAGCTTTGATACCTTAGCAGGAGAACCCCGCCCAGCGTGCCATGCCTTAATGAACTCTTGGTCTGTTAGCTTTTGCATAAGTCTCCCCTTGTGTGCAAAACTACCGGGGCGCTACCATATTTTGGGGATAACTTCAACCTATTTTTTCTCTTGCGCCGAGATAATAGGGATGCTACAAAATGAGGAAGGGGAACGCCCTGCGAAGGCGTCCCCCTTAAAAAGTCACCTTGATTCGAGCAAGGTGGGCGAGAACGCCATAGGCAGTTTATCTCCCATTTTAAGCAGGTAGTCAAGGTTCTTTTTGGAGAAATCCAAGGGGCTGCTACCGTTGCTCTCCCCACTGACAGATGCAACTCCCAGGATGCCGAAACCCTGGACCAGTAAGCGGTGATGTCGCGCGGGGAAACAGACTCCGACCCCGGCCCCGGTTCGTAATTACTGAGGGCGATGTTCTAGAAATCCACCGGAAGCAGGGTGGGCAGGGCAGTTCTCTGAAAATGGGAATGAGCCCGTAGCAAAACGCGCGAGGCAG